GAGTTAGAAGACCAGCCTTAGCTAACTCATAAGCACGAAGGCGATCCTCTTCAAACCTCGCTTCGTCAATTTCTTGTACTTTAGCAACAGCTGTCTTACTAAGATCAGCAATGCTCTTGAACATATCAGAAGCAGCTTTCTGATTTATCTCAAGTTGTTGGCGTTTGGTGTCAGCTTCTAAACGCAACCTATCTGCTTCTTTTTGAAAGTTTCCAGTAATAATTGTAGTATTAATTTTGCGCTGTGATTCTTCAATTTGTTGCCCTTCTTTCATTGCAGCCAGCTGACGCTGACGCTCTGAGATCTCAGCATTACGTGCATCCCGCATACTTGCAGCCATACGGGCGCTTTCAGCACGCATGTTAGCAATCTCACTACCGCTGACTTGAATAGGCTTGAAACCAAGCGACTGCGCTGACCTTCGGAATTTTTCTTGTTTAGCCATTAGCCACCTATGTTGTTAAAATGTACTCCAATCAAAAGTAGCCGCACTCTTAGCAGCATCACTAATACCAGAGATCAATGGAACAATAGTATTTTGTTTTGTAGGACGTTGTACAGCAGCAGGAGCCACAGGTAAAGGAGCCATGAATATCCTTTCAGGTGTTTCCATTGGACGCATCATGCGAGGACCACGTTCAGGTTCAATCATCATACTTGCATTAGCTTGCAAGTCAGCAGCATACTTACCAAATGCAATCTGTCTCAAGTTACGTTGAGTTTGCTCTACAGAGCTAGACAAACTAGCATCCATGATTGCAGCGTTCCTACCAAGACTAGCAATGGTAGATTGCATAGCCTTGTTACGAGAGTTACCTGCTTGACCAAGTGCAGCCTTACCTTCTGCTTGTACTTGGTCTACCAAGGCACCTTGACGTTGGAAAGCATACTCATCATACACTTCATTCAACGCAGCTTGTTCAGCCATACGGGCTTCTTGTTGAGCAATGTTGTTGTAGGTAAGTTGATCAGCAGTGTTTTCTACTGATTTACCATACGCCTTATATGCTTGAAGATATTGAAAGTCTTGAATGCTGTCGTTGTACTGCCATTGACGCAGTGCATTAGCATATTCATACTTACGATTGGTTTGGTAGTTAAGTTGTTGAATACCAAATGCAGTTCTATTTGCTTCATTTTGTACATTAGCATCAAGCTCAGCCTGAAGCTTATTCATTTCGTAAGCACGTTCAGCTTGTTCGTTAGCTTCTTTGGCTTGGTTAGAGCCCATGATACCTTCAAACAAGCTGCTACCAATATCAAGCAAAAGGCCTGCACCTGCTGCAGAAATAACAGACATTTCCAACCCCGATTCAGCAAGCTGTTCATCCAAGAGGTTGTAGTTTTTATTTAATTCAAACATTAAGTCCTCCTATAGAATCGGGGAGAGTAGTTACCTTCCCACATCATTGATACCAATGATACAGGATATGGGAAATTGCTTGTCACTTTAAGATCAAAATTAGTATTACGTTGGTGTACAGGTACGATAAAAATTTTCTCTGATTCAACAGGATTACTATCAGCAGAATAATAATCAGCTTCCATGTTGTGCTGAATATCTTTCCATTCGTTAGAGCCTTGTGCTTTTAGCTTGAACTGGATTGCTCCAGTACGACCAATAGAAAACTTAGCTCTAGATATAGTAAGTTGAGCAGTGTAATCAGTTGTAACTTCGTTTCGCCTGTAGTAGAATTTAGGTAAAGTAACTTCAAAGTCATAATTATAACCAACGATAATACCGTCAGCATACTCAAGGAAATTACCTTTTACTTCAAAGTAACGATAACCTGTACCAAGTTCAGTACGTTCGGTTGCTTTTGCCCAGTAACCGGGATCAGCATCAATCACAGCATCTGTACCTTTATCTGCTGTAGGAACAGTCAGAAGCATAGCAGCTTCTTTATTTGCAATAGGTGTGTACGGTACGTAGATTTTAGTGATGTCGTTTGTTTCATCATAGACAACAGGGTCAACACCAACTGCTGGGCTAACCGGACGTGTAGCCATGTCTAGTACAGGGTTACCGCTAAACCCAGATGCAGTCGCAATAGTAGAACCAGCTGGCAACTCATCTAACGCAATAGAACCAATGGTGTATTCAGTTCCATGTTGAGAAACAACGAACACCTCATCGTTAATAATCTTTGCAGATTGAATAGTACCAGGCAATTCCCACTTAGTCCATGCTTGAAATAGATCTTCCTTACCATTATTATAATATCTATAAAGGTACAGGTAAGAGGTATCCCTGTCTACAAGCATCAACACAGAGTTAGGTGGACTGGTAGTAATACCATCAATAGTATCAGGCAACCATTCAAGTACAGCTTTACTGATGTCTATTACAATAGGTGATTGTTCCACACTACGTAGTTGCATAGTAAACAACTTACTATAACCAGGAACACGGCTAACAAAGGCAGTAGTTGTACCTACATCCACAGGTGCAATGTCAGTAGCCATCTCATAGTTAGAGAGTGCACGGATTACTGCAGAACTAGGTGTAAGAACACTAGCATCAGTTGCATACAGTTGGAACTGTTGACGTTCACTAAACAACAACAAACCTTGTGGAGAAGGTAGAACGTCAGACAACACAACAGGACGCACACTAGACACATTAAGATCAATAGGATCTGAGTCAATCTGTGTCAATGCAGATCTAGTAAAGAGATTATAACTATCGTTTGCTACACCAAGAATTATGTTATCTTCAGACAACATACCAAAGCGGTTGCTGTAAAAAAACGTAGAGTTAAGTTTTTTACCAGTATAAGTTACAGGTGATGTATCGTTAACTGTGATAAAAGAGGGAGGTGGGTTAGTAGTATCATCACCAGTCAACCGTCCCTTCCAATCAATAGGTTCAAATGTAAATGTATTTGGACCTGTGTTACTTAACCTGTGAGGCATATAATTAGGATCAAGTCCTGGAGAAACGTCAGGAGCATGAGTCTCTTCCCAATAACCACGCCCCCTATTTATAGTGGAATCATACGCAACAAATTTAACGTAATAGTCATCTTCTGCATTATTACTGTTTAGAATTTTTACAATATGACCACCAAAAGATTCTAAAGGTAATTTGCTAACATTATTTACATCATCTTCAAACACCTCTAGCGAAATGTTATTAACACCACCTCTGGCATCAATATCAAATGCTACAGGATTACCAGTTGGTGCACTGTAGTCAAGAACAACAGACTCAGCTTGTGACGCAGGTACAGCATCAGTGTGCTTAATAACAATACTATTAGCGTAACTTTCTAAATACCACGTACCTGTATTACTAAAATTACTGTCAGTACGAAGGTAGTTTACAATAGCATCAATTAAATGGTGATCTAGATCATTCTCACTTGGAACAGTGGCCCCAGTATTATCTAATACATGAAACAACATATCATCGTATGTTGTGTTATTTGTAGATGTTATAGGGCCGGTACCATTACCGTTAAGGATGTCTATGTTGTTAATGGTAACTGTAAATTCATCATCTGGCGTAAGAGTATTTAATTTGATAGTAGCTACAGAACCAGCTGAAAACGTGCCTGCTGCCTGCATAGCAGTGTTAACAGTTTTGTTGGTAATAATTGTAGTGTCTTGAATACTTCTAAAATGAAAAGAAGGTTCTGTTGCAGGAGCGTCAAAATCAGTTAAATACGTACCAGCGTTATCGGTAATAGTACAGAACGTACCATCTTCTGCAGTCCAAACAAAGATGTCAGATCCTTTAATACAACCAATATAAGACCCAGCAGCAGCACGGTCAATATAAAACCAAGCTGCACCTGCTAGTTCACTTTGGGTATAAGCATCACCATTAGCTTTACGCAACACGTTAGTGTATTTCATACCAGGTCTTTTAAGTAGACCAAAGGTTGCATCAGGATAACCGTTAAGACACTCAGTTACCTGATTCTGTAATTTTTTATCATCATTCTGACGGGATACACCGCCAAGAAAATTAGGAGTTAGCTGAGTTACTGCTGGCATTAGCGTGTCAAGGTATGGAACGGTTGATAAGGTTGATAGTAGTCACCACCTTTAGGTGCTCCAAAGAATGAAACATCTTCTTGGTTACACTCATACTCCATTGCCATAGCACGAGCATAAGCTTCTTTTTGTTGGAGCATTTGATATTGATTAGGGTCGCCAATAATACGGCTAGACACAATACCTGCAGCACGTGCTACAATATATGCTTGGATAGGTTGTGGGATATTTTCCCAGTCAAAGTTCCAAGTAATATCAACATAGAGTGTTTCGTCAGTCCACTTATAAGAGTGGGCTTTTTTGTCGTAGAGTTTACCCCCACGGTTTACAGAAGCTCTACCGATGTTTTGTGTGTAATTTCTATTCAGATCCATTTGGAGCACGTTGTTAGCAATCCGTACTTCGTCGCTAGAATCAGGTGTAATCGGGTAATCGTATTCTTTATTGTAAGACCATCCTTCACTTTGTACTTCACGTGAGACTTCCCTCAGGGTGTTGAGTGCAATCGCAACGTCCGGGTTGGTTTGAGTTTCAACTCTGCTTGTAACATTAGATTGGGTTAGACT